TCTGACCAGCTTCGCCAAAGAGCGCAGGCACATACTTGCCTGTCTCTGGGTTCAGTATTTGTTTTTGACGGCCACCACTGCGCTGCCATTTCTGCAACGCCATGCTGCCCCGAACACCACGAGAACGAGGTTTGGGTATCTTGACCGTGCGATACTTAGGCTCAGCCATTTGACGTTCCTAGTAGATGCCAGAAAACTTCTTACCACGCAGCGCAGCGCCAAAGCCACGCATTTCACCCGCGCCATAAGGCTTGGATGTAGTCGGTGTGGCTACAGATTCTTCTTTTGCGTAGTTAACAGTGCCTTGGTCTTTGATGCTGACTTTGCTGTCAGTGACCTTGGGCTGTGGAAAACTGGTTTGTCTTTTCATTACTTCTTACCTTTCGGTGCGGGTTTCTTTTTGGCAGGCGCTTTCTTTGCTGCAGCCTTCTTCTTTGCAGGCGCTTTCTTGACTGCAACTTCGGCTTCAACTTCAGCCTCGACCTTTACTTCAACTTCTTCTTCGCTCAATTTATTTATTATGTCCTCAAGCATTTCAGCAGTAACTGCAGTAACTTTTTTAATACCAAGGCGAGCTTCTTCTTCGCTCTTGTTCTGGGCCTTCTGTGTCGCGGCCATCTTTTGACGTACTGAACTCATTTGTCCTCCTAATTTCCGAAGAAATCTTTAGCTATATTCTCCGCTGTCTTTGCCATCTGGGCAGAACGCTGAACATTAATGCGCTCTCTGGCAATCTGGTCTTTCATCTCAGCAGTCGCTGCTTGAACTTCCATGCGATCTTCTGCTAATTCTTTATTATTATCAACACGCTCTTGCTCAATATCTATGCGCTGCTGTGCCTCACGCGCCTTTCTATCCATGTCTTCTTCTTTGATATCAAGCTCGCGGTCTCTGAGTTTGACCAATGGATCATCTGGCATTTGCGGTGATAACGCTGGGCCAAGCTGCTCAAGCAACTGCGTCGTAATCGTCGCAACCTTGTCTTCCATAATCGGCATCATCTGCTGCTGCATAGCCTGTAACTGCTGCTGCATCATAGGATTCATCTGAGCCTGCTGTTGCATCATCTGCATCTGCTGGTTCATCTGCATGATCTGCGGGTCTTGTTGCGCCATCTCACGCGCCTTGAAGTCAATGTGCTGATAGATATGCGACTGAATCATCGCAGCAGCCTGCATCTGACCTTGCGGTACGTTCTGCACAATCGGTGAGCGCAACAAAGAGATGTGTGCTGTGATGTGCGCATCATGATCTTGATCTGGAAATGCTTGTGCAGGTTGACCTTGCAGGAACCCAGCGTTCTCCATGCTTGGAGATACGGGCTGTGGCTGCGGTGGTGGTGGCAATAACTGCTCAATCTGCTGCACACCCATCGCTTCGTACATACGCCGATATGCGTTATAGATCCCCTGCGGGCCATGGATCTGCGGGTTCGACTGAACCATCCGCATCATCTCTTGGGCCATCATCACACGCTGGCTCATGGAGAAGATATTCGGGTCAGACACAGGAATGATGTCGATACGGTCATCAAAGTCAGTTGCCATCAACTGCTGCTGACCATTCGCAATCATATAGGGATACGTCTTGAGCGGTGACTCTTTCACCACTCTTGCAAGCAGGTTGAACTCAACACGTTGGCTGTAGTGCAGCCGCTTGTGTATCGCGCTCATCACACGACTGCCCTTTTCAAGCAACGCAATCGTGGTGCCTACAGGCGCTTCCTGATTACCATCACCTACCTGCATATCTGCAATCGATGCAAACCGCTTGCCTGCATCAACCAACATACCCAGTAACGAAAGAAGCGTGCCACTTGGCTCTTTGAATGGCAAAGGCATCAACGCATCGCGCAGTGACCCACCCGGAGCATCCATATCCCTGAACTCACCTGGCTGTAGCGGCGTGTCATTGTCACGAATCCGTATGCCACGAGCCTTAAAACCTGCAGGCAGATTCGCAAGCGTACCCGCATCAATCAACTGACGCAGGATAGAAGTCGATGCCTGAGATAACCCACCAATCATGTGGGTCAATCCGAATCCATAAAAGCCGACGCCGGGCAAGAACTTGTAATGCACAAAGTAATCAATGCGCTTACGCATTGGATCATTCTGTAAATAGTTCCTGCGAATCGACAGAACCGTGTTCTGAGTGGGTGATAAAGTAACAATGTACGGCAGCTTGATGCCTGTCTCTTCACCCTGCGCATCAAGGTCTTCATACCCTGGGATATCAAGATCAACGTGCATCTCAAACAACTCGCACTCATCGTTTGAACTGCCTGATGGCTTCACACCCTGCAACTCATCAATCTCTTCTTCGACTTCATCTGTATCGATGTAGTCTGTCGCATCTTTCATCTTGGTCTTGCGATAGAAACCAGACTGCTGAAGCTTGCGCACATCGTTCATCGACATATCAATCGAATGCGTGATACGCGGTGCGTTGTCTAAACTGGTGGTGCCATACGGCACAATCAACTTCTCAGACGGGATAAAACGAGAAACAGGCCGACCTACGGCTGGGTCAAAGTGCACCTTGCGAAACGCACTGCCTGACAACGGGAGATAAAACAACAGCTGATCCGTTTCAGGATCGTACTCTTTCATCTCCTGCGTGATCATAAAGTTCATGTACTCCTGAACACGCGCAGCTTGCAAATCAGTCTCTGGTGTACCAAAGCCCAATGTCTGTGTCTTAACAGGCCCGCCAGATGGCAACATCTCTTTGTATGCTTGAGCCTGAAACTGTGTGACCGATTCCGCGAGAAGAGGGTGAACAACGCCAGAGGCACCATCAAACGGCTCTGTGCGGTCTTCAAACTTCATCCCAAGGAACTCAAGTCCTTCCTTGTACTGGTCTTCCCAATCTTTGCGAGAAGACTTGTCATCCTTAATATCACCCATGCAGTCGCTGTAAATGCGACCTAAATCCTGTGAGTCCATCTCCTCTGCGAGGTTGGCATCAAACGCAACAGGCATATCATCTGCCATCTCATCCATGCCAAACACCATGGTGCCGTCATCAAGGATGGCTTCATCGCCCTGTTCAATCTCATCGAACATAGCGCCCTCTTCAGGAGCGATACTGACAACAACCTCTTTGGAGTTGTCTTCAATGCCCAACTCATCTACATCAATATCGTCTACGCCGCGTTCAATTGCCATATTGTTTTACCTGCAGGCTACTCTCTGTCTGCGTACAGATTATCAAAGATCTGTCGCGTATCCAGAACGTAATCTAAATCGGACTTGCTGTAATGTATATGCTGAGATGGCTTAAAGTCCGGGGCACCCTCACCTGTCTCAAACCACGCAGGATGCGTGACCCTCACCCTGTTATTGGGCAAGGCTACAATATTTCCCGTCCACTCACCAGCATCTAACAACTCCATCACATGGCTCTGCTTGTGCTGCGCAGGATCATCTGCAATCTCGTTCTCTGCATAATCCACAGTGAACAAATACTTCGCAGGGTAAAAATCACCATCGATCTTCGCAAGCCACGGGCATGGCGTTGCACGATCTAAAACATATACAGCATGGTTGTGACTAGAACAGTCCCAAGGCTGGGCATGATGTACCGCCATAGGCTCTGGCCATTCGTCCAAGGGGGTATCCGCAACAAGCGCGGTGATTGGCATTCTTGCCCACATGGCCCCGCCGTGGACGTTGGGTTCTTCCTCATCATCATCCGATTCGCAGCCCGTAAAGATCACCTGAAAACTCAAGCACCTCGTGGGCATGGTGGTGACGGCGATAACCATGGCGTGTAAAAACTCTCCATGGTATCGCTCGTGATTGACAGTATATTCCCTTCTCACCCACGCCTTGAAATGCGGGATGTTGCTTTGTAGATAGGGCAAAACTTTTCCTTATTTTAGAGCCTTTCCATAACCTCGTAATGCTGCGCCTACACCGCGTGGCTTGCGTGATACCGCGCCACCCTTAGAGTAACCTTTCTTGGCCATGCCGCCGTTTTTCATGCCGCCAGGCATGCGTCCACCCTTAGCGCCGCCTTTTGAAGCCATCTTGGACTTCATCATGCCGCCGTTCTTCTTCTTGGTGACGCCACGACCTTTCAGGATATCCGCTTGTGTGACTTGGCCATCACCTGTCAGATCAGGGAACTTACTTGCAGAACCGCCAGCCTTCATACCACCTGGCATCATCATTTTCTTGCCGCCACGGGCACCGCCCTTAGACGCCATTTTAGACTTCATCATGCCGCCCATGGCCTTTCCAGCAGGCTTGGGCCGACGATTCGCACCACTTGCAGGAGAACCAACTCTACTTGTAGTTCTCTTCTTAGAAGCCTTTTCTTTTGTCTTTTGAAAATCAGATGGCTTAGGCCGTCTACCTAACTCATCAAATTTTTCTAAATACTTTTTTAGCCCTGCGTTGTTAAGAGAAAGTCCAGAGGCTGTTAATTGCTCACGAGTAACATTTGCAAGCGTTCTTTTACCCATTGGCCCTTCGCGAGTAACATTCCTAGACGCCATGGTCGTGCCACCGCCCGTAACCGTGGGCCTCTTTGTGACCTTGGGAGGAGATGAAACTTTTGGAGTTGTCGTTGCTTTAGGCGGTGTGGGCTTAGTCGCACCGCTAGTAACTTTCGGGTCTGCCTTTGGCGGCTTGACCGAGGTTGTAGGAGGCGCTTCTGGCTTCGGAGGCTTAGTCGCCTTCGGATCTCTTGCTGCCGCTTCACCCAACGCTCTAGACTTTTGAACCGACTTCATGGCCGACTCTGCTTGACTATTGCTGCGTCTACGACGTTCAAACGCTTCTTTGGATTTTCTAATATTAGCGCCCGCTTCTTTCATCGAAGGGCCGCTTGTTGAAGTCTTAGCCTTGGGTTTTGGCTTGTCGCCTTGAGCTAAAGCACCAACCAAAGCTCCAGCTGCCGCAATTCCAGCGCCAACCTTGCCCGCCGTCTTAACGCGCTTTTCGCCAACTCGTTGCGTTCTTTTAGCTTGAACACGACTTTGGCGATCTAGCTTCTGATCAAGCTTCTTGGCTTCATCTTTTTTAACCGCTCTACGCGCAAGACGCCCAGCTGGATCTGTAGGATTAGATGGCCGACCTTTGTCAGAAGCCGCTCGTGCAGCCTTAACCGTGCGCTCTTTTTGAGCTTTGTCTCGAGCCGCTAACTTCTTTGTAGGGGTAAGTGCCCTACGAGCAGCAGCCCGTGCCTTCGATTCTCTTCTAACTTTAGCTCTTGGTGCCATCAGGATCTCCTAATAATATGCGCGCTTCGCTCGGTAGACTTCCTCTTCCTCCTCGTCAGAATAAAGATTGATGAAGTTACCTTGCCTGAATCTTAATATCGCCTGCGTGGTCGTGTCTACATAATCATCGTTAGGCGCAAAAGGAAATGCCGCGCACTCCTCAATCACTTCTTCCGCAAATACATAGTTTGGTGCCCACACCATCCCCGCCTCAAACACAGGACTCACCGCATGGACACGAGTCATCTTGTCATTGCCCCTTGATGGCCTGTAGTTCACAACAGGTATACCCATTGCCCTCAACTCGTGCGTCAATGGCGTACCACTCGCCTGTGCCTCAATTAAAACCATGTCTGGCTCAAATTCGTTGTACTGTTCCTGCGCAACCGCCTTCAACTCAGGGAAATCCCACCTACCTTTCTGCGCATCCAGCAAGATAAGCGCCTCACCTTCACCATCAGATGGCCTAAATACGCCCCAAGTGGTAATCGCACTGTAGTCTGCTGTCTCTTTCTTGCTAAACGCGGTGTCATAGCTCTGAATTATGTACGAACACGGGGGTGGATCGTCCTTTTCCCATGTATTCCACCACTCACGCTTGATAATCGCGCCCTCTTCCGACGTAGGGTTCTGCTGATACTGCGCATTCCACTTGGAAACAGGGATCGACGCCTTAACGGCATCCAATTCCTCCCT